GGGTGGGCAAGTATCTGCTAATGAAATTGAACAAGCTAGATACGATTTAGATGAAAGAACATTCCAACAAGAATACGAAGCATCTTTTGTTAATTACGCAGGTTCTATTTATTATAATTTTGACAGAACTAAGAATATTATTGAAAAATATCAATCACAAACAAGAATTATCCATATTGGCATGGACTTTAACATAGATCCCATGGTTTGTGTTGTATGTGAAATTATTAATGATGTTGTTTATATTTATGATGAGATACAAATATATTCTAGTAATACACAAGAAATGACAGAAGAAATAATAAGCAGATATAATGGCTATCAAATAACTGTATATCCAGATCCTGCATCAAGGCAAAGAAAGACGTCTGCAGGTGGCGTGACTGATTTAGCTATTTTAAAGAACGCAGGTTTTAATTTGAAAGTTAGAAATAATCACCCTTTAATACGAGATAGAATTAATTCTGTTAATGCAAAATTAAAAAACGCTAAAGGCAAAAATAGTTTATATATTGCTTCAAAGTGTAAAAATGTTATAAAAAGTTTGGAAAGGCAAATTTATAAAGATGGTACAACAATCCCAGACAAGGATAGTGGATACGACCACTTTAATGATGCTTTAGGATATATGATAGAATATTTATACCCATTACGCAGAGAATTTAAACCTAATAAACCACAGAGGTGGTCATAATGGCTAATTATACAAGAGAATTTTTAACAACAAAACATAAGCACTACCAAGAAAAAATAAGTGATTGGGCTTTCCACTATCGTTCTTATACAGGTGGGCAAGATTATCAAAATGGATTTTTATTAAATCGCTATGTATTAGAAACAGATGAAGAATATATGAAAAGAGCAGAGAATACTGCTATCGATAATCATTGTAAAAACGTAGTACAAATCTATTCATCTTTTCTTTTCCGAGTACCACCTACTAGAAACTATGGATCATTAGATGGTGATCCTGCGGTTAGAAGTTTTACCAAAGATGCAGATCTTGATGGTAGGTCTTTCAATAATGTTGTTAAAGAAATGCAAATCAACGCATCTATGTATGGAACTTGTTGGGCAATCATAGACAAGCCCAGAATTATAACCAAAACTAGAGCAGAAGAACTACAACAAGATATTCGACCATACATCAGCTTATACACTCCAGAAAATGTTATAAATTGGAATTATGAAAGATTAGCTAATGGAAGATTTTATTTAACATCATTAACTCTTGTCGAAGAAGCAACTGAAGATTATGCAATAATTAAAGTCTGGTCATTAGAAGATATAAGCACATTTGTTGTTGAAGATTTGAACAAACCTTATGCAGAAGGTAAGGTAAAGTTAATTGATGAGATTCCTAATGTATTAGGTGAAATTCCTGCGGTAGTTTTATATAATCAAAAATCACAACGTAGAGGTATTGGTATATCTGATCTTAATGATGTAGCAGAATTACAGAAATCTATTTACAACGATTACTCTGAGATAGAGCAATTAATTAGATTGTCTAATCACCCTAGTCTAGTAAAGACGCCTAATGTAGAAGCAAGTGCAGGTGCAGGTTCTATAATTGAAATGCCAGAAGATTTAGATGCAAGTTTAAAACCTTATATTATTCAACCTAGTTCACAATCATTAGATGCAATTATGAATACGATACAAATGAAAATAGATGCTATTAATCGTATTACCCACATGGGAGCAGTAAGAAATACAAAATCTCAAATATCAAGTGGAGTTGCATTACGAACTGAATTTGAATTATTAAACGCAAGATTGGCAGAAAAAGCAGATTACCTACAAAACACAGAAGAACAGATCTGGTCATTATTTGCTAAATGGCAAAATAAGGTATTTGATGGTGAAATTATTTATCCAGAAACATTTGATATCAGAGATTATTCTAGCGATCTTGAATATTTACAAAAAGCAAAAGCAAGTGGTGTTAAATCAAATACATTCCTTAAAGAAATTGATAAACAAATTGCAAGAGCAGTTGTTGATGATGATGAACAAATTAAAACTATTGACAACGAAATTGAAAGTAGTGCAGTTGCTATCGGACAGTTTGATACCCCACAAATAGAAGGTGAAGAAGTTGCCGAAGAGTAAAACAGTATCTAAAGATAAAAAAAGTAAACTACCTAAAAAGTATTTATCTGGTTTAAAAGGTGCTAAAAGAAAAAAAAGATCATCATTGTTAGAAAGAATATCTAAGTTATATAAAGCAGGTAAGCGTATTCCATTAAAATTATTAAAGCAAAGGACTAAAATATAATGGCAGTTAAACGTAAACCATTATCAGCTTCTACAGTTGCAAATTTAAAAGCTAAAGCTAAGAAATCTAAATTATTCACATTTAGTGATTTAAAATCCTCTTATCGTAGAGGTCAAGGTGCGTTTCTTTCTAGTGGATCAAGACCAAGAATCGGAATGGCACAATGGTCAATGGCACGAGTAAATAAACTAATCAGCCGAGGTAGATCATCTACATTTGATAAGGATATTGTTAAACGTGCAGTCAAGCGTAAAAGTAAGTAAACAAGAGTTCTATAATTGGACTTTAGAACAACACCAAAATAAAAAATGTTTTTGTGGTAAATTTGCCTGTATTGGTTTTAATTATAGATATGGTATGTTAGAACTATTGTGTTTTAAACATTACGAAGAAAGGAAAAATCAATGCCCCAAGGAAAAGGTACTTATGGAAGTAAAAAAGGCAGACCGCCAAAGAAGTCTTCTATGAAAAAAAAGAAAAAGAAATAATGGCTAAATACAGAGGTAGAACTGTAAAACTTAATAAACCAATGCGTGGGGATGTTAAGAAGTTTAAAGTTTTTGTTAAAGATAAATCTTCTGGTAATATAAAGAAGGTTAATTTTGGATCAAAAACAATGTCCATAAAGAAAAATATCCCAGCTAGAAAAAGATCATTTGATGCTAGAATGGGTGCTGTTCTTAATAAAGTTAAAGGTCAAAAAAACTTATCCCCTGCGTATTGGAGTATACAGGCATGGAAAAAAGGTTTTAAAGTTTAATGTATGTCGAAACAAGCAACGATCAACAGATTAATAGATACACATGAAGAACGTATTATCGGTGTATTAAAAACACTAGAAGATAGAATAAGGTCAGATTTGACCTCTAAAACTAAAGGCGGTAGCACTTTTAATACACAATTTGCTATAGCTTATAGAACAAATATAAAAACTTTAATTCAAGGAATTTACCTTAAAGAAGCTGATGCGATCATTAATGAATATGATGAAATTGTTAAAGAATATCAAAAGGTTATTAAAAGATTACCGATAGCAAGTAGATTTAAGTTATTACAAAAAATAGATTTAGAAGTTATTAACCAATTAAAATTTCAAGCATTTAGTGGATTCCAAGATATCGCTAATGCTTTTTTAGATACAATATCAAATGAAGTCTATCAATCAGCATTAATTGGCAGATCATTTAACGATATGGTTAAAAATATAGCAGGTAAGATAAATGGTGTTTATCAACGCTCTAATGAAAACGCTATTAATAGATTAGTCGACTATATTGAAAAGAACAGATATACGACAAATAAAGCTATTTTAGATAGAGTTAATTCAGCTAAATCAACATTGGCTAGTAAATATGGTGCTGATATCTTAGGTGAGAATATGCGTAAATATTCTGGTCAAATAGCACATGACAGTATTATGCAGTTTGATGGTCAATTCGTTAAATACAAGGCAGATCAAGCAGGAATCAAGCAGTTTAAATATTCTGGTACAAGGATAGATACCACTAGAGATTTTTGTGCAAGACAAATGGGTAGAGTATTTACAGAAGAAGAAGCTAGGAATTTATGGAGTAATTCAAGGTGGAAAGGTAAGTCTGGAAGTGATCCTTTTGTTGATAGAGGCGGTTATAGATGTCGTCATAGCTTTATTGTTTATGATCCTGAATGGGAAACTATACTTGACGAAGAATAAAATATCTCATACATCTTAAAATAATACTAACTTTAAAGGAGTAATACTCATGGCTGACGAGCAAAACACGGAACAGGTGGAACAAACAACAACAGAGAATGTTGAAAATGTAGAAACAAAACAGGAACAACCAAAAGAAACTTATGTAAATAAT